AGCAACCGTTCCAGGTAGGTAAAAGCCACTGGCGTGGTGATTTTGAACACGGTGAATTCTCAAAAGACCACGGCAATGCCACCCGCACACTTGCTACCATGTATATAAAGTTGTGTGAACGCTATGCCACTCGTAGCAACTGGCGTGGTTATACCTACAATGAAGAAATGCGGGGACAAGCCCTGTTACAGCTGAGTCAGATTGGTCTACAGTTTGACGAATCAAAATCACAAAACCCATTTGCGTATTACACTGCGGCCATTACCAACAGCTTTACTCGCATACTGAATCTAGAAAAGAAAAATCAAAACATTCGTGACGACATGTTGGAACAGGCCGGACTTAATCCATCCTGGACTAGACAGAATGCCGGTAAAAAGAATCCCAACTTTGGTGCTGTGGTTACCAATATTGACATTGCTGAATACAACAACGAGACTTAACCATATGGGTTGCAAACCCTATTTTTATAGTGTATACTCTAGGATATGAGTCTATTTAAAAAAGTAGCAGTGTGTACCGACATCCACTTTGGCCTAAAGTCAAATAGCCAGCAACACAATCAAGATTGTAGTGATTTTATTGATTGGTTTATTGACACAGCCAAAGCCAATGGATGTGAAACTGGCATGTTCTTGGGCGACTGGAGCCATCAACGTGCGGCTATCAATATGCAGACCTTGCAGTATAGTCTGCGTAGTTTAGAAAAGTTATCAGCGGCCTTTGATCGTTTTTATTTTATTCCAGGCAATCACGATCTATATTATCGTGACAAGCGCGATATTTATTCAACAGAGTGGGCCAAACACATACCCAATATCCAAATTGTTAATGATTGGTTCCAGGACGGTGACGTTATAATTGCTCCTTGGCTGGTAGGCGATGATCATAAACGCATACCCAAAATGAGTGCCAAGTATATGTTTGGGCATTTTGAACTGCCGCACTTTAAAATGAATGCCATGGTAGAAATGCCGGATCACGGCGAAGTCAAGGTCGAGAGCTTTGGTGGTTTTGACAAGGTGTTCAGTGGGCACTTCCATTTACGACAACAGAAAAAGAACATCAACTATATTGGCAATTGCTTCCCACACAACTATGCCGACGCCGGCGATGCTGATCGTGGCATGATGATCCTTGAGTGGGGATCCAAGCCAGTGTATCATGCATGGCCCGGACAACCCATGTATCGTGTGCTCAAACTAAGCCAGGTCATTGATAATGCACCCAAAATACTTGTACCCAACATGCATGTGCGTGTAGAATTAGACATTGACATCAGCTACGAAGAAGCCAATTTTATCAAAGACACATTTGTCAAGGATTACCGCTTGCGTGAAATGGCATTGATTCCTGTCAAAAGTTCAGCTGTGGATGCAGACATGGCGCCAGGAGAAGTCAAATTTGAAAGTGTAGATCAGATTGTCACAGACCAACTAACCAATATCGAAAGTGATTTTTACGATCCAAAATTACTATTGAAAATATATCAGAATCTATGACAATATCTCCGCAAGAACTAGAACAACAACTGAGATCAAAGTTTGATGTCAAAGCCATTTGCGACATTGGAGAGCTATCATCTAGCCCCAATGGGTTATTCAAACTATTGCATGGCATTTATCAATCCAGTTATCAGCCAAACGATCGTATAATTTTTTATACTTCTTATGTGTTGCCAGAAAATTTCCTAAAACATCTGTATGAGACTATTAATTTCATCGACATCAGCAATTGGTTTGTGTTAATTTGTGGCCCGGCTGAGTTAGAAACATCTATTAAGTCTACCTGTCAACAGTTCTCCCACGATCCTACTCCGTTTCAATTTCAATCTGTCAATCTTGCAGCTACACAGCAACTTGAACATAATTTTTTGTTGCCCGATACTATTTGTGCAATACCCTGGACCCATTTAGAAATACGACCCAATGGTGAAATCTCGCCATGTTGTATGAGTAATGGTTACAGACTGGGCAATGTCAAACAAGATACTCTCAATGATGTGTTTAATGGCACAGCTCTACAAGAATTACGCAATAGTCTGTTGATTGGAGAGCGTCCAACAACTTGTCAAGGATGCTGGAATCTTGAAGAGAAAAATCTAACTTCAATTCGCATGCACAATATCAAGCGATTGAAAAAAGACTTTTTACTCAAATACCTTGATCAGCCACAACTGGCAACAATGGATATCAAATTCAACAATACTTGCAATTTCAAATGTAGAATTTGTGGTCCAGGTAGCAGTTCATTATTTGCACTGGAGGAGCACAAATTCCGAGGCATTTCGTTAGAGACCCAAGATAACTGGGGTGAGAGTGATGAGTTTATATCCCAAATGATTTTGCATCTGCCTAGCATGCACAATATTGACATGTATGGTGGTGAACCGTTTTTAGTAAAAAAATTCAAAGAATTTTTAAAGTTAGCAGTTGACCAAGATTATGCTAAAAATATCCGATTACATTATAACAGCAACGGGTCGGTGTGGCCTGATCAATTTTTACCATTCTGGCCTAATTTTAGAGCAGTTGACATACACTTCAGTATTGATGCTATTGGTAAGCAGTTTGAATTAGAGCGTGGCGGCAAATGGGATGAAGTTGAGAATAATATTCTACGTCTTAAGGATCTAGGTTTGCCAAATCTTTCTATCAGTCTCATGCCCACAATCGGTTCTATGAATGTGTACTATATTGACCAGGTCTACGATTGGGCAACTAGACACGGATTTCCAATATTTGTTAGCCATGCTCGCGGGGCCGGATTAGAGCTTGGAGATTTAACACGAGAAGCTAAAGATTTAATTATTAAAAAATTTAAAGACCACCCCTGGAGCGAAATGCAACGTGTTATTAAAATCATCCAGGATATACCAGACAGTGATGGAGAATCGTTTCGATCCAAGATGAAATGGTTTGATCAAGTGCGAAAGGAAAATTTCTCTGAAAGTCATACTGAGATTGCAATTGCTATGGGATATAGTGTATAATTTATTATGACATCACTCAATAATCTGCTTGTTTATTCAAATTCTTGTAGTTTTGGAGAATCTGGGCAAGGTCATGCCATTTACCCAGAAATTGTAGCAAAAAATTTCAAAGCTCAGTTAATTAATCAAGGAAAAGGTGGGTCGTGTAATCGTCGGATTATTAGAACAACATTAAGAGATTTGACTGAGCTAAAAAAGAAACATGAAAATATTTTAATGTTAATCGGATTAACATTTATTTCAAGAACCGAATTATGGCAACCGTGGAATCCTGCAGTTGATAACGACGGGCATTTTTCATCTATCACGGTTAATCATAAAAAAGTAGACTGGGGTATTAACGGATTAATAGATACGATTACGCCAAATATTGAAAGGTTGGCAGATTCGAAAATCCAAGAATATTATAAACAATGGTTGAATCACTATCATCCAGAAAGTGAACTTGCTAACTTGCTAACTGATCTTATGATGTTCACCGGGTGGGCCAATAATAATAATATAAATTATTGTATTTTTTCAAATGTTGATATACTACCAGGAGATGACAAGGTTGGATACAATTCTCCGTTTATCAGCAGTCTTCGCGCCGATATCGAAGCAGATCCATGTGTAATTGATCCGTGGACTTTTAGTTTTGGTAGTTATGCGCTCGACCATGGGTTGAAACCCAAAGATTATCATCTATATAAGCAACACGGACATCCTGGAGAAGAAGCACATATACTGTTTGCAAATTTCTTATTGAATTATTTACAAAATAAAAAACAATGATCCATATCAAAAATTTAACTGTTAAAAACTTTATGAGTGTAGGCAACTCTACCCAGGCCATCGACTTTGATCGTAAGGACTTGACTCTTGTGTTAGGTGAAAATTTAGACCTGGGTGGCGACGGAAGCCGTAACGGCACAGGCAAGACTACTATTATCAATGCTCTCAGCTACAGCTTATATGGACAAGCACTTAGCAACATCCGCAAGGATAATCTTGTAAACAAGACTAACAATAAAAACATGTTGGTCAGTTTGGATTTTAGTGTGGGTGGCAAAGATTATCGAATTGAACGAGGTCGTAAACCTAACTTGTTAAGATTCTTTGTAAACAATCAAGAGCAAGCAGTCACAGACGAAGCACAAGGCGACAGCAGAGAAACACAAGATGCCATTGAGCAAACACTGGGACTAAGTCACGATATGTTCAAACATATCCTGGCACTCAACACTTATACGGAACCTTTCCTAAGTCTCAAAGCAAACGATCAGCGTACTATCATTGAGCAGTTGCTGGGTATTACTATGCTGAGTGAACGTGCTGACAAGATCAAAGAACACAACAGAGCCACCAAAGAAGGCATCACACAAGAGGAATTCCGTATCCGTGCTGTTCAAGAAGCCAACAAGCGTATCGAAGAACAGATTGAATCATTAAAACGTAGACAAACACTATGGACAACCAAACATGGCGAAGATATCAAAGAACTTGAGAAAGCCCTTAAGGCGCTACAGAATATTGAGATTGAAAGTGAGATCAATGCGCATCAGGATCACAAGGCGTGGGACCAAAAGCGCAAAGACATCAATGAACTATCGGTTCAGATTTCCCGTGTCAAGCTGGATGTTGGCCGGGAGGAAAAAATGGCGGCCAAACTATCAAAAGAAATTGAGACTCTCGAAGCTCACGAATGTCATACGTGCGGACAGGCCTTCCACGACAGTAAGCACCAACAAGTTCTGGAAGGCAAGCAGAAAGATTTGGCTACGGCTCGACAGAGTGGCCAAGAATTTGGCACCCTCTTATCAGAACTGGAGGCTGCCCACGACTCCATGGGCACGTTAGGTCGACCACCCACAATGTTTTACGATAAGGAAAGTGATGCTATTCAACATCAAGCTACCTTGTCTAATTTAGAACAACAGATTGCCGCAAAACAAACAGAAACAGATCCTTATGCAGAACAGATTGAGGAAATGCAACAACAGGCATTGCAGGAAGTAACCTATGACACACTTAATGAACTTACTCGCTTACAAGAACACCAGGACTTCTTGCTTAAACTACTCACAAGCAAAGACAGCTTTATCCGTAAAAAGATTATTGAACAAAATCTTAGCTATCTAAACGCTAGACTAACACACTACTTGGATCGTGTGGGATTGCCGCATACTGTGGTATTCCAAAACGATTTAACTGTCAACATTGAGGAGCTGGGCCGTGAGTTAGACTTTGATAATTTGAGTAGAGGCGAACGCAATCGATTGATTCTAAGCATGAGCTGGGCATTTCGTGATGTGTTTGAAAGTTTATATCAACCTATCAATCTGTTGTTTATAGACGAAATGATTGACAACGGTCTTGATACCGCAGGTGTAGAAAATGCGTTGGCCTTGTTAAAACAAATGAGTCGTGAGCGACACAAGTCAATTTGGCTAGTAAGTCACAGAGACGAATTAGCTGGGCGAGTGGAAAACATTCTCAAGGTAGTTAAAGAAGGTGGATTTACTAGTTACAACACGGATGTAGAAATAGCGTGACACATACTATATTTACTGGGTGTTCCTTCACTGAAGGTATTGGGTTAAAAGATACTAAACTAAGTCCCGACCATTGGGCAAATTTATTACATAATAAGATTAATAGTTTTAAGAATACAAGGTTATTGAATTTAGGAGCAGGTGGGTCTACCAATGATGAAATATTCCATAACGCCATTAATGCTATTGGTACACACGATTGCAAATATTTGTTTGTAGCCTGGACATCTTTTAATCGTTACAAATTAAATCCTGGGGTTGAACTATATCCTACTCAAATATATGTATCGCCAACAGTATGCTTTGATGACATTAATTTAAACCCAGGTATTACATATACTAAAAAATTCTTGAATCATTTTAGAGATACCATGTTAATACTTAATCATGATCACTATCATTATGTAAAAATATTAAATTATAGCCATACTATTAAAATATTGTGTGAGAAATTAAACATTACTGTATTTTTTGTTAACGCAATTTTGCCGCACGACGACGGGTATTTTTCTATTATCACAAAAAACGGTCGAGTTCCGAGTGACACCACTGTATACACACAACAAGAATTTTGTGCTGACTCTCGAACTGATGAAGAGTTTTTTAAAATTTATGACCAGATTCATCAAAATTACACTGATACAAGCGGACTAGAGTGTAATTGGTTAAATCTCGATACTGGATTTCGTAACAAATTTAACTTAGATCTAGGAACAGATCAAAGTCACCCTGGGCCTGCTAGCCATCAGGCATTTGGTGCGCATCTAACAAAAAAATTACAAGCCAGAGGATTATAATGATAACTACTAATCCATGGTATGGTTGTACGAAAACACACAAATTGAAACATTACCCGAAGATTGTGTCGGCTTTGTTTATTTGATCACAAATAAACTTACCGGCAGGAAATATATTGGAAAAAAATTAGCAAAGTTTAGTAAGACCTCATACAAAGTAGTAAAATTAAAGAACGGCAACAAAAAGAAAAAACGAATTCGAAGCAAAATAGACTCAGACTGGCAACTATACTATGGATCAAACGATCAACTAAACAAAGACATTGAGACGCTGGGCGTAGACAACTTCACAAGAGAAATATTATTTTATTGTACATCAAAGGCCGCTTGCAGTTACATAGAAGCTAGAGAACAATTTAATCATAGAGTACTAGAGTCAGACGACTACTATAACGGGCAGATAGTTTGCCGTATACATGGTAGTCACATAAAAAACAAAATTTAAGGGAAATACATTGATTGGCATAGCAACCGACCCTGGAGTAGGCGGCACGTTCTTAACTTGGAGCCTACACTACCTAGCCGGACACGATACCTACTATCATGCAGGAACACACCAATGGCTCAAGGTGCCAAGTAAGCCGTTAACTAAAAAAAATTCACACGGTTTTAAAACAAATTATATTGGATCACTAGAATCATTTGATAAAAGTTATTCAACACTACTTGATATTCCAACACGCGATTTTCACGCTATTTATTTTCATAATTTTCCACGGACCGTGGAATCTCAAAATTATGATACACAACAAGTTATATCACGGCTTGAATCCGATCAACTAATAGTAGTATCTTTATCGCCCGGTCATCAATTGTATCAACAGTCGTATTACAAACGTAGTGATAGTCAACCGTCGTGGACAAATTCAGCAAAAAAATTAGTAAATAATCAAGATATTCTTAGTGATTTTATCAATTTCTTTTTAAAAGAATCTAATGAACAATGGCATCGGGCAGGCTTAACCAATGTATGGGACCAAAGAGAATTTTTAGCCCTTAATTTAAGACCAAATAACACACAGAACATAGTGTGTAATGTAGACTTGACACGAGATCATTATAGATTAGACACGTCCGAGCTGTGGCACACCTTTGATCAAACTGTGTCTCATATGTTTGATTATTTAAATTTAAAAATTAACAATCTTCGCTGGAAAAAATGGATTAAAGTTTATTACAAATGGAGACAAGTTCATTATCAAAGAATGCTATTTGTTTGGTATTTTGACCAAATTATTAACTACATCGCCGATGGTTATAGCATGGACTTGACTCGATTCAATTTAGATTTAATTCAAGAAGCAGTTATACAACACACACTAATTTATAAACACAACCTAAATTTAAAAACTTGGCAACTAGAAAAATTTACCAATACAAAACAACTACACAATTTATTAGAACCTAACATTCATACTTTAACAACAAATTAGACAGGCAACTTTACTGACTCTGTGCTAGATGTTTGATCTAGCTCCATTGAGGAACGGTGCAATACCCGGTCCAGATTCTTGGGTGTCAAAGGCAATTGCTAACTTAAGGCAACAAATGGTTTGAGCTCTGTTGAAAAAGAAACAACTCATGCTTATAGGACTTGGATTTATTATTGGGTCACTAGGGTTCCGTTGATATGTGAAGCTAGAGTAAGGGGTACCGGTCAACCGCCTCTGCGTTGGAAACAACAATCTCTTTATAATAAATGACTGCTGTCACTCGGATAATGTGAAAAGAGTCAATTCACCGTGCATACGGTGAATTGTGACCACATAATCTGGATAATGCGTAAGAAGAAACAATGTGTCTG